TGTCTGGCAACCCAAGATACTACGCAATGACTGCTGGCGAACTACAAGTACACCCAGCGCCAGATGGCGTATACAATGCAGAATTATATTACTACCAGAAAATTCCAGCATTATCTGACAGTAATACAACGAATTGGCTTCTGGGCGAATATCCAGATGTCTACTTGTATGGAGCTTTGGTACACTCAGCCCCATATCTAAAGGAAGACGCGCGCATTACGACGTGGGCGGCTTTGTATCAAAGTGCATTGGATGGCGCTAATGCCGCCAGTGACCAAACTAAATACGGCGGCTCTGGTCGTCGTCTAAAAATAAGGGCATATTAAAATGAGTTTTTCTAATGAATTTGAAACAAGAGTATTAAACTATGTGTTTACTACATCATCAGTAACAAGGCCGACAACATGGCGTGTTGCATTATACACAGCCGCGCCAAGTGACACTGGTGGTGGTACTGAAGTATCTGGCGGTGGCTATGCACGTCAGGCTGTAACATTTTCTGTATCTGGTAACACAGCTACAAATTCTGGGGCTGTTGAATACCCCACAGCGACTGCTGGCTATGGAACAGTTACGCACGTTGGCGTATTTGATGCGGCGACAGGCGGCAACTTAATTGCATACGCGGCATTATCTGCGTCTAAAGCTATTGCTACAGGCGACGTATTCCGCATCCCTGCTGGTGATTTAGATATTACTTTAGAGTAAATTAAATGACAGTTTACCGAGGCGGCTACGGCTACAGTCTATATGGCGAACATACATTCGGTTTTGATGGATCAGTCAAAGACGCCTCAATAACAATCTCACCAGCCGCAAGTGTATCAGTGGCTGGCAAAATAACTGCGCGTGGTACAGCAACAGTATCTGCATCGTCTAGCGTGTTAACAACTACAAATAATATTATAGGTGGAAGCTCCACAGTACAATCAACAACTGTAACAGGCGTTGGATTTAATCGTGTGCGCGGTTCTGCTATATCTATTGCAACTATTTCTACTGTTGTTTCTGAAGCGGCAAGAACTAGAAATGTTTCTTCTACAGTATCAGCGACATCTAGCGTTAGCGCCTTATGTATAAGAAAGCGCCTTGCATCTTCTACAGTATCAACGACATCTAGCGTTAGTGCTTCATGCATACGGGAGCAAAATGCATCTTCTACAATATCAACATCATCTAATGTTAGTATTTCATGCATTAGAAAACGTCTAGCATCTTCTACAATATCAACATCATCAAGTGTCAATGCATCCTCATTGAAAATTTTACAGTCTAGCTCAGTAATTCAGTCTGCACTAAGTGTTGCGGCAGTTGGTGAGAAGCAAAGTATAATAAGCGTATTTATAAACGCTCAATCAGGGTTTACAGCTAGTGCTAATAGAGTGCAAAACGCATTATCTAGCTCTAATTGTGTATTGAGTTTATCTACACAGCCAAATGTAGAGTTTAACAACAGTTCAAACATATCAGCAACAACTGTAACAGGCGTTGGATTTAATCGTGTGCGCGGTTCTGCTATATCTGTTGCAACTATTTCATCTACTGCATCAGCAGGGAAACGTGTTAGAGTGGCATCTTCAGTCACCGCAACTATTTCAACTATAGTATCTAGCGCAGAATTAATACAGCAAACATCTGCGACATTGCCTGCAAATCTTACAGTTGTTCCCTCTGCTGAAAAAATATTATTAAGCTCTTCAACAACTTCTGCCAGCTCATCGGCAACTTCATCTGGATTAAAAATACATCAATCTGGCTCTACTATATCTACAGTTTTAAGCGGCTCAATAAGTTTTATTAGGTTGCAAAGCACTGCGGCTTCTATTCCTTTACTATTGTCAGTCTCTGCAACTGGTGCAAGAACAACAGTAGGTAGCAGTATAGTAAATTGTGAATTAATTATATTTACAAGTGGGTCTATTACTAAATCAGCCAGTTCAATAATAGGCACTACGTCTGCATTTACGGCAAGTGCAATTGAAAAGTGGGAAGACTTACCAGCCGCAACAGAAACATGGCAGACAGTGCCGAAAGTAACAGAAATATGGACAGCCGCATGATGTTGCAATTAAAGCATTTTTATGGCAGTATGCAGTCAGCGCCTAACTTGCGTCTTTCACATACATCGCTGAATGATATTAGGCCGAAAGGCCAACTATAGGAGTTTAATATGGCAGATACTACAACAACCACATACAGTCTAGTGAAACCAGAAGTCGGGGCATCAGAGGACACTTGGGGTACAAAAATAAATACCAATTTAGATAATATTGATAATCTGCTAGATGGGACAACACCTGTTACTGGTATTGATATTAACTCTGGAACAATTAATGGGATTACAGCTTTTGCTATGGCAAGTGGGACTGCAAGTTTTCCATCAAATATTACAGTTGGTGGCACAGTAGATGGACGTGATGTTGCGGCAGATGGCACTAAGTTAGATGGCATTGAGGCTAACGCTAAAAATGACCAGACAATTACTGCTGGTTCTGGTTTATCAGGTGGTGGTACTGGAAATGTTACAATAAGCCACAGCGACACATCTTCACTTAGTGGCACATATGGAAGCACATCAGACGGCACAAAGATTGATCAGATAACAGTAGATGGACAAGGCCACGTTACTGCAATTACAACTGGTACAACTGGTGACATTACAGGCGTCACTGCTGGCTCTGGTTTGTCAGGTGGTGGAACTTCTGGTACAGTTACATTATCACATTCGGACACATCTTCACAAGGTTCTGTTAATAATTCTGGGCGCACATATATTCAAGATATAACTCTTGATACATACGGACATATTACTGGAATAAACTCTGCTACAGAAACAGTTGTAAACACTAACACAACTTACAGTGCTGGTTCTGGTCTTGATTTATCAGGCACAACTTTTAGTATTGAGAGTGATTTGCGTGGCGAGGCTTGGATAATTGGTCGGGACACTAACGATTATATTAATGTTGGCACTACCCAGATAAACTTTCATCTGGACGGCAACGAAGATATGCGTCTTGAAAACGATGGTGACTTACACGTTGATGGTAACGTAGTTGCTTACTCTACAACAGTATCAGATGAACGTTTAAAGAAAGACATCGTAAAGATAGACAATGCTTTAGATAAAATATCACAGCTAAATGGTTACACATTTGAATATTTAGCTGATGGCAAGAAGTCTGCTGGTGTTATCGCTCAAGAGGTTGAGAAGGTATTACCTAGCGCAATCACTGAAAGTACATTACCCCTCAAAATGGGTGAAGATGATGATACTGAGTATAAAACAGTGCAATATGACCAATTAACAGGTCTTCTAATTGAAGCAATCAAAGAACTAAAAGTTGAAATTGAAGAACTGAAAGCGAGATAGAGCATGGCATTACCAGCTAACGGACAAATAACTCTTAATCAAGTTAATGTAGAACTAGGTAATAGTGGTACAGCCCAAATTGGTTTAGGCGATAGTGCTGTTCGAGGTCTGTTTGGTATTGCATCAGGCGAGATTGAAATGGCTGATGGCTATGGAAAATCTTCAGAGACTGTTGTAAGTAGTAATGTGCAAGAAATGACAGTTTCAAACTACATAAGCTCTGGTGGTACTCTTAGAATTAGTAGTGGAATTTATATCTGGTCTAATTCAACAGGCACAGCAGGGATGACAATTGACATACCTTGTACCATAATTAACGATGGCTACATCATAGGCAAAGGCGGTGCTGGTGCAACTGGTGTTGCTTCTAATGCCGTAGCTAACGGCAGTTCTGGTGGTGCGGCCATAAATGTAACATCTTCTGGAGTAACTATTACAAACTCTTCTGGTGCTTACATTGCTGGTGGCGGCGGTGGAGGTGCGGCGGCGTCCTATTTTGCTGAATGGGAACGTGGGGATGATAGATATACTGCATGGAGAAAAGGTGGCGATGGCGGTGGTGGAGCTGGTGGAGGCCAAGGTGGCGGAAATGGTGGAGCTGGTGGTGCTATAGGCTCTTCTGGTTCTAATGGTTCAGGGAATCATGGGCTAGGTGGTGGTGCTGGCGGTGGTGCTGGTTTTGCGTCTGGTGATCAATACGCAAGTTCTACGACAGGTGCTGGCGGTGGGCGCATACTCCCTGGTTCTAGTGGTGGTACTAATGGATTTAGCGGAGGCGAAGGCGGAGCGGCTGGAGCAAATGGTACTAATGGTTATAGCATTGGCAGTGAGGCGGTAAGCGGCGGCGGCGGCGGCGGCTGGGGGGCATCAGGTGGTAACTCATCGCAAGGCAGTATTAACCCAAGCGAAAGCGTGTCTGTTAAAACTGGAACAGGCGGCGCTGGAGGTGCGGCTATTACAGGCACATCAAGAACACTAACCAATAACGGCACAGTATATGGCTCAACTTAGAATTGTTAATAACCACAAAAATATGCTATAGTAACAGCAACTTATAAAATGAGGTAAACATGCCACTAATACCATTAGACATTCCTGCTGGCATTTACCGCAATGGCACTGAGTTACAAGCATCTGGGCGATGGCGTGATGCCAATTTAATTCGATGGGTTGACGGCACAATGCGCCCGATGGGTGGTTGGCGCACTAAATCAGATACGGCGGCTAATGCTAAAATTCGCGGCATGATCACTTGGATTGCAAATGACCAAGATCGCTACATTGTCGGTGGTACATACAATAAACTTTATAGCTGGACGTCCCAAGGTGTGCGCCACGACATAACGCCAGTTGGACTAACTGCTGGTCGTGAAGACGCCGAGGCATTTACAGGATATGGTGGCAGTTACTTTGGTCAGTATGCCTACGGCGTGGCGCGCCCAGACACAGCAAGAATACAGCCTGCAACAACTTGGTCGCTTGACACTTGGGGCGAATACCTTGTCGCCTGTAATGAAGACGATGGAAAAATTTATGAATGGCAGATAAATAATTCTACACCAGCCGCAGTATTGACAAATGCACCAACAAATAATGAGAGCATAGTTGTAACTGAAGAAAGATTTTTATTTGCATTGGGTGCAGGCGGAAATCAACGCAAGGTTCAATGGTGTGATAGGGAAGATAGCTCCACATGGACGCCAGCCGCAACAAATGAAGCTGGTGACTTAGAACTCAACACAAGTGGCAGAATTATGGCTGGCATACGTGTGCAGGGTCAAACTCTAATATTAACAAGTATGGATGCCCACGTAGCAAATTACATTGGTGCGCCATATGTTTATGGTATTGAGCGCGTTGGAGCGAGTTGTGGTTTAATTGCAAACAAAGCCATAGCATCAGTTGATAAGGGCGCGTTCTGGATGGGTAATCACTCATTCTATGCATACGCAGGCGGCGCAGTGCAACAAATCGAAAGCGAAATATCAGACTATGTATTCTCCGATATAAACCGAGCGCAAATATCAAAAACTTTTGCAGTTACGAATAGCACATACGGCGAGATATTCTGGTTTTATCCATCTGGATCATCTGTAGAAAATGACAGATATTGCGTTTATAATTATGTCGAGAATACTTGGTACATTGGTGAGCTAGGTAGAACTGCTGGTTATGATATGGGTACATATCGCCAACCCATTTGGGCAAGCGCAGAAAACAACAAGTTATACGAGCATGAGGTTGGCTTTGATTACGGCTCATTAACGCCATTTGCTGAAAGTGGTTCAATTGCATTAGGTACTGGCGAGAATGTAATGTCAGTCACAGAAATGATCCCAGATGAGAAGACGCAGGGTGACGTGACAGTTACATTTAAGACAAGGTTTTATCCAAATGGCGCTGAACGCTCGTATGGTGCATTTTCAATGTCTAACCCAACTTCCCTTCGGTTTACAGGCAGGCAAGTTAAATTAAGAATAGATGCAAATTCACTAGGCGATTGGCGTGTCGGTATAAATAGGCTTAATGTTACGGCTGGTGGAGCGAGATGAGCGAACAACAACAAAAAGCCCCAGACGTTATTGGCAATGATTGGCGGACGTGGGGTCGTAGGCTTGTTCAGCATTTATCACAAACTCGGTCTGCATTGGTTCAGCAGAACGGCGAAGAAAACGCATCTGATGACGCAACTCTTATGTGGAATAGGATTTACAAATATCCTGTCGTGTCAAAAGGCGGAGAATTTCGTCAAATTGTTGTTGAGGGTGGACACGCTAATTTCATTAAAACATCAGATGTTACACCAGTTGCGGTAAATACGGCATACAAGCTGACCTATGACGCGCCATCTGGCAATTCAAGAATTACGCAAGGCACGCCGACAAGCAGAATTGTGTTTGAGGAAGCTGGCGAATATGTTGTATCGTTTTCTGCACAAATATCATCGACAAGCTCAAGCACAGTACACTTTTACTTTTGGCCTAGCGTCAATGGTACTGCTGTAGCAAACAGCGCTATGACGACTGCAATGCACCAAAATAATGCCACAATGGTTATAAGTCGGACGCAAATATTTACATTATCGGCTGGAGATTATCTTGAGGTAAATTACATGATGGATAACATAAATGGCTTCTTAAATTACACTGCGGCGTCTGGATCAGTGCCTGCTTTACCAGCCTCTACACTATCTATAACGAGGACACATGGATGAAATAATTGAAAATTGCAGGGAATGGATCGAGGCCGCTTTGGAGTATTCTGGTGGCACTCACGATTTTATTCATGTAGTTGAAGGTATTAAGGCAGGAACAATGCAACTTTGGCCTTCTCAGAGGGGGTGCATCGTGTCAGAAATTGTGTTATACCCAAAGGTGAAGCATCTAAATATATTCCTTGGCGGAGGCGAGTTGGATCAAATAATGGATATGCACACTGACGTAATTAATTGGGCAAAAGCTCAAGGGTGTTCAGCCCTGACGATGACTGGTCGAGCTGGATGGAAAAAACCACTATCGGAACATGGTTGGGATCAACTACATTCCTCATACATTAAGGAGTTAACATAATGTCAGGCGGAAAAGGTGGCTCAACCACTTCAGAAGTAACAGTACCAGATTATATAGAAAATGCGGCAAAAGCTAATTTAGCAAAGGCAGACGCAATATCTCAAGTTGGATACACACCATATTACGGCGCAGACGTTGCGGCTTTCAACCCAATGCAACAGGCGGCGTTTCAAAATACGGCTGATACTGCAAGTGCATTTGGTATGGCTACACCGACAAGCCCAACAGACATTATGGGAAACATGGGAGCGCCTACAGTTTATGCAAATGGTGTTACAGGTTATTCATCAGCGCCAATGTTTCAAGACAGTGTTGATACATTAAATTATTTAAGACCAGCTCAGGCTAATTTAATTGATAGCTTTTTTGTAAATCCTAGCGCTGGATTTGATCCATATTCAGAATTTCAAGGACGTGCTGGTGGTTCTGTAATGCCACTTAATATGAATGCACAACCAGCAGTTAATACTACAGATTACGGCGCTAACAGCTCATATTACATTCAGCCAGAAGTATCAAACACAGCAATGAACACATCTGGAATGCCCAGCTCTGGAAATTATGGAATAAACTCTGGATATGTAGACCCGACACTACGAACACCTACAAACCCTACGCCAGTTTCTGGAGATTTAGGCGGAATAAATCAAAATGATAAAGAAAACCCTGCCATCCCAGATAAGGCTTATTTTGAAGATAAGGCACTTTCCTATGGCAGAAGATTGCCGCCATTTGTGCCATTTAGCGGATTTATTAATTCTATGGTTGCTGGGAGTGCTGAAACACCTGAAGAGATTGCTTATATACAGCAAAATCCTGGACAAGACGACAGTTTTATTAGCAAAGTATTTGGAACTGGTAAATACGAGCCGTATGATACTCAGGACGTTATAAGTGATCAAGTTTTTGCATCTGGAGTTTCGGGCGGACGCAAGTTGGGAGAGGGATATGGCGACTTTAACGAGGGTGGCTTAGGTCGTAATATGAACTACGATAGATTTGGAAATGAAAGAACAGCAATTCCACAATCAGTCAAAGATGGGGCTGGAGATCAATACTGGAATAGCACGACAGGAAATTGGACTTCCAAAAGCACTGGTTTACCCACATTAAGCGCCAACGCTCCTGCTGATATGAGAATACAAAACGAAAGCGCAAAATCACAAAACGACAAAGCAAATGATCCAGATCGTGGGTCATGCGTAATCGCAACTCACGCTGTAAATTCTGGCGGCTTTTCTACCAAAGATAAGCGCGAGGCAATTGTGTGGTGTGTGAATGCATTGCATGGCAAGTGGTGGGGTGAGGCTATTAGACGTGGCTACAGACACTTAGGCCAAAAGAAAATTGAGCAAGGCAAGGCTTGCGAGCATTACGGCGAGTTTAAAGATTACATTGCATTTGCCAATGGCAAGAAACGCACAGTAAAAGGCGCAATACATTTTGCGGCTAGGACAGCGCAATTCTTTGCAATT